AATCCCTCCATGTATTGTCCTTGATAATACAGTCTCCCTTTCGTTCCATCAATGACATCTTTTTCAATAATCCGGAAGAATCGGTTCGCTGCCTGTTCAAAATAGCTTTGATCGTCTGCGTAGATATTGATCTCCATAGGAATCTCTGTGATCTCTTTGGTAAACTTCCGGATCCTGCCTTGTACTGTTCCATAGCTCCATCCATAATTAATCAGCGCATTGATATCTTTTGCCACATAAGGTTCTCTGGTAAAATCTATCTTCTCCCCTGCTGCATTCCGATAATAAAATTCCATTATCTTCCCACCTCCTCCCGGATTACTCTGCCAAGCTCCCTCTGATTGATCTTCATTACAAAGCCGTTCATTTTTTTATCTATGATGC